CATAGTCTTCCCATCCTCCTGTGTATTGAACACAAGCAAGTACTATAAAAGCTAATAATAACGGAAAATAGTATTTATAAGGTACATTAGCAATTTTAGCTATATATTTAGTTAAAAGTATACACAATATAGCTACAAGTATAGTAGCCATCATAAATCCAAATAGCATACTATCAAAAAACTTGGTATCCATTGCTAAATCAACAGTACCCAGTTCAAAATCTAAATAAGCAAACAATCCAATAATAATTGCTGCAAAAGGAGCACCAGGAATTCCAAATAACACTGTAGGAATCATTGAGGTAGCTTTCTGTGCATTATTAGCGCCTTCTGGCCCAATAACTCCTCTTATATTACCTTTACCAAAGGGAACATTTGGATTTTTAGTAGTAGCTACTGCTTGACCGTAAGCCATCCAGTCTGCCATTGCACCACCTAGACCAGGAAGTACTCCTATAAAAGCGCCTATACAACCTCCACGTAGAGCTAACCATCTGTTATCCCATACAGCTTTTATACCATCTAGTGTCTGTCTACCATTTGATATAGTAGAATCAGCAGTATTTCTTCTTCTAGCTAGTCCATCAATAAGTTCAGGAATAGCAAATAAACCCGCTATCATTGGAAGTAATTGTACTCCAGCTCCTAGATATTCCCAGCCACCGGTCCATCTATCAGCATTTGTATTAGGATCTACTCCTATCATACCGATAAAGATTCCTGCAGCAAGCGCCATTAATCCTCTGACCCACCATTTATTACTTATGAAGGTTACTGTGGCTAGTGCTAACATAGTAAAAGCCCATAACTCAGGAACTCCGAATATTAGTATTAAATTAGTATACCAAGGTAATAAAAAGAAAGTAAGTGATCCCCAAAGTAAACCATTTATAGTAGATGTTGTAACAGCAGCACTAATAGCATAGGTAGCTTTACCTTGTAGTGCTAAGGGAAAACCATCTATCATTGTTGCAGCAGCCGAATTAGCACCTGGAATACCTAATAGGACTCCTGTATATGTATCTCCTGTAGTACTGGCAGCAACTACTGCCATAACAAAAATAACAGCTAGATATGGATCTGGAAATAGGGTAATAAAACTAAATAGAAAAATAAGACCAGTAGTAGCGCCTGCTCCAGGAATTATGCCTATTAGTAGTCCATAAAAAGTCCCTGAAAGTAGTGCTATAATTTCTGGCATTTATTCGTATTCCCATTTAAATCTCCCACGAGTACTTTCCCTCATATTTGTAACTTTTTTATTATACACTTCTCCGTAGTGATAAGCAAGAGATTTAGTCCATTTATTGTACCATGGTAGTATAGAACCATCAAAATTAGGACAATTAGGGTTTACTTTCATGCATAGCACTCCATCTGGAGTAAGTAGTTTCATAGCTTTTTTAATCTTTATATCTATTAAATCTAAACTATGAAAGTGAAAAACCCCATAAGAAATTATGAGGTCATACTTTTCTTTGGTTCTAAAATTTAAAAAATCTATATGTTTATCTGCTGTATCAATATAAGCATCAATACCTAAGAACTTACCTGTAGCAAATTTTTTATAAGGGTTATGGCCACAGCCAATATCTAATACATTTTTAGCTGCTAAGACTCTATTTACTACAGTTTCGTCAACTTCTTGAGTTTGCCACTGATTAGCAAACCATCTCATACTGGTTGTCATTTGAAAAATACTTCTGAGTTGTGAGCTTTATCATCCACCCAAATATCGTAATCTTCTTTCTCGCCCACTGATAGTTCGTGATATTTACAGCCCCAGCTATCTAATTGATTTTTAGTCATTTCATAGTAATCAATACCACTAACTGCTCCTCTTGCAGTCATGTATTTAATAGTGTGACCCTCTTCATATAGCTTGTTTATTCTAGTGATTCTTCCGTCAATAGGTGTATGATTTGCATAATCCCATTTACCACTTGGCAATTGATGTGCACGACAGATAGTACCATCAATGTCTACGATATATTTCATGATTAGTCCTTATAAGTTATTATCATGTATGTATAGTTGAAGAAGTGCATAGTGTAACACCTTCATTAGATCTTTACGAGCATCGTCTCTCGTACCTTTATTTAAGTATCTACTTGCATATTTATCTACATTACCCATACAGAATCCAGTGCCATGACCTTTGTCTATAATATTTTCCATAGATTGAATTTTGTTTGTGTTATAATGAGAAGCATAAGTACTATCAATATAGTCTGTAAATTCTTCTATCAGTTTGTCTTCATTAAACTTATAGACATCTGTTTTAGGTCCAATATTTATAGAACCATCTTTTTGACGTTGCATCACCACCTTAATACCTAAATCTTCAATCTCTTCTTTTGTGTATTGGTTATGAGCAGGTCTAGCAGTAGAATCCCAACCAATTGTTTGTGGTTCCGGTCTTATATCGTTTGGTGATATTGGTCTCATTTCTTCTCCAATTTTAAATCTATCTGTTGTTCCTTGGTATCTACCATACACGACACCATCTACTCGTTCATACATTAATGGTACACCTGGTCTAAGTGTGCCCATTAACCAATCTTCTTTTTGATAGCTTCTAGTAACTTACTTAAATTTTCTTTTTTATTTAAATTAGTTCCTACCACTTCTACACCTAGAATCTCTTCTAATTCTCGTAACATAACTTTTACAGTTAGTGATTTATCTTCTTCATCTAATTCAGGTTTTTCATATATTTTAAGTTGTACTAATTTACTTATAACACTTCTATAACCTTTTTCAAATATAGATCCTAATTCATGTACATCTTTAATTTCTTCTTCAAGATAAAGCCTAGTTAATTCAGCTTCTTGTTCATCATTCCAAGCTTTAATACTCATATTCATTCTCCAATTCTTCAAATTCCATTTCTAATTGATTATTCCATATATATCTTTGTGCTACAGCCTCTGCTGCGTCATTTAATAAAGGTATTAAAGAGCTAACTTCATCTGCTGGAATAGAAAATCCTGTCTTAGTAGGAAACCACTGTCCTGTATCTCCGTCCATTGTATAATCTCTTATATGTAGATATAGTTTATCTCTAAATTCATTAATAGTTACTTTTACTGCATTACCGTTTGGTTTGTGAAATGCTGTACCAAAGTCTATATTCATATTTTTACTACTTTTTTGGTACTTATAAAATCTCTTGCCCAGTCTGTTACTGGGTATAACTTAAATATCTGTACCAATGCATATCTAGTTTCTGTTTTTGACTTATTTAACATGCCATGAGCTATTAAATCAGGGTCAAAAAATATAGTTTCTCCCTGTCTTAGCCATTGAACTCTATGTTTATTTTCTGTATCTATAAAGTTATATCTAAAATCTTTACTTGCAGTAAGAGCTGTAATACTTCTAACCATATAATCATTTTTATCTTTTACTGCTGTATTATTATCATCAGTATGTAGCGGTATTTCTTGACCCGGAAGTTGCCTATGTATACGCACTCTGGTAGTTTGTAGCTGAAAATGATCTACTAACTTTTTAACTTGAGGTATTTTATGATATAAAGCTGTATATTTAAAATCATCAGGATTCTCTAAAGGATTAGATCTATAAAAATCAAATACACTACCTGATTCACTTTTTATTGATATAGCATCTACGTGTCCTGCTAAGTCTTGGTCTGTATGTTCTACAAACTTTAATTGCTTAACCCAACTATTATCAAATTGTAATATTGTTTTAGCTTTAAATAGCATAGTCTTTTATTTGACCTCCTTCCACAGGTCTATCTAAAAAATCTTTTCCTAAAATCCATATATTAGGATTTTGTTTAGTAATTTCATCTATCCAAGTTTTATAACTAGCAGTAACCCCTTTTAGTCCGTGAAGATAATGAGCGTTTACAGTATGAAAAGCATTACTCCACCATATTACACTACCTGGTTCATTAACTATTTTATTAGTTATAGGGGTACAATCTTTTGATATATCTACATGAGTCCATGTATGTTTTAACTTTTTATATCTTTGCCAATGTTCTTTTATAATATCTTCACCACCCCACCAAGATATTTCTCTTTTCCATAGAAAATCGTCTGTTTCATTTTCTGTAAGAGTTCCGTGTGTTTCATTAAATTGATATTTTTTTCTAGCCCACTTTATAAATGCAGGATAATCTTCACCATTCCATTGTTTTAACATCATTTTTTTATAGGCTAGTGCAGGTTTACTATAATCATAAAAATTAATAATTGCATCATCTTCAAAATCAAAGGTATTTAGTATTATATGTGGTTTAAAACTAGCTGCTAGTGTATATAAGTGTTTGACTGGTTCTTGTATTTTACAATACTTTAAATCTAAATATGTCTCTGTATTCCATAAAAACACACATTGAGGAGCATAATTCACTATATTATTAACCCATGATAACTGAGTTTGTAGATCTTCAATACTACTAGTAGGATAGACAAATTCTTTTGCATCTCTAATTTTAGGATGAAAATTATAAACAGTTAAACCATTTTCTAAACTGGTATTTATAAAGTTCCAGCCATCTACTAAAGGAGTACATACTTTAGTTTCTTCTGTAGGCATAACAGCTAGTGGAGTATAATCATCATGTATATCTTTAGCATGTCTATTAGCAGCAGCTAGATGTTCAGGTTTGTCTAATTTATGTTTAGCCTCTCCCCATACAGGTTTATCAAATTTTTTGTAGTAATTTAGATTAACTAGTATACACTGCTTGTGTAGCCCATAATACCCATTACCTTCTGCCCAATTACTATTTGGAGTTTCTTTGTCCATAATATGTCCCGTAACAAAGAAATTCTTTTTATCCATCCATTTTTCTATAATTTTAAAAAATGAACCATCTCTAACAATATGACCTACTGCTTGTACTATACAATACTCTACATCATGTTCTAATGCTTTATCTAACACATCATTAACTGAATTACCATAAATTATAGGTCCAAAATACTTGAATCTTGTAAAAAATTCTGTAATTTCTTTACGTTTTTCTTGTATAGTCATATTTCTAGATGCAAACTTTGGATCATCAAATATTGCTACTACATAATTTTTATTGAGACCCATTTTTCGCATAACTACGCTCTACCAACTCTTTAAATTCTTTTGTTATTTTACCATGTACTATTATATGATATCTATCTTCGTCACTATTGTTATATACTGCATGAGTATTTCCTACATCTAGTAATAATGATTTTCCTGGTGCAAAAGGTACATAACCTTTATGACCTTTCATTTTAAAATTACAACCTTCTGGATTATTTAGTGCTATATTTATTGGTGCTAATCTATGTTCATTTGAATCTTCATGAGGAGTGATATATCCTTGAGGATCTAATAACATAAAACGTACTCTATAATACTCATCAAAAGGAAAATAATATTTAAAAAATTCATGAGTTATAGGACATCTTGCACATATCTCTGTCCAGTCATAAGGAGTCTCTTCGTGACTATTATAACCATATTGAGTAAAATGATTAGTTTTAGTAGGGTCTATTCCA